AGTGAGAATTATATCAGTGTGAAAATAGATGGAGCTCCTGCAATAGTTTGGGGCACACATCCTGAGAATGGTGAGTTTTTCGTTTCGACAAAATCTGCTTTTAATAAGAAGAAAATCAAGACTTGTTTTACAAAACAGGATGTCATCCAACATTTTGGTCATCAAAAAAATGTTGTAACCATTCTTATTAATTGTCTTAACTATCTTCCCCGAACTGAAGGAGTATATCAAGGAGACTTTTTGGGATTTGGTGGTAATACTTCATACAAACCCAATACAATTGAATATGTTTTTGATGAGATTGTAACTGAAAATATTATCCTTGCTCCTCACACATATTATAGTGGTGAGTGTCCTTTATATGAAATGGAAGCACATTCGTTAAAAGAAGAACTTTGTGGGACGGATGATTGTAAGTTTGTTCAACCTTTTGTTGATCGTGTTAGTAATAAAGTTTCTGCACCAGTTATCTCTACTGATAACTATACTTTTCTCACAGAGAAAGAGGTTGTTGTTGCAAAACAACAGATTAATGCATTGATTCGTGAAGGTATAAGTCTTCATGAAGTTAATCTAATTGATATTTTTGGTTCAATTCAACTGGCTAACCTCTATTTGATGGTCGTTGAAATGAAGAATGAAATTATGGAAGACTTGATTGTTTATAATTGTCCCAAGGCATTCATTGAACATAAACAAGTTAATCAAGAAGGGTTTGTAATATCTACAGATTGTGGTATGATTAAACTTGTGAACCGCGAACAGTTTTCTTTCGCAAATTTTGTAAAAGGTAAGTTTAATGACTGATGAACAACTAGAACAGATGGAACCTGTAGAACTTGAGCGGTTTTTAGAAGAATGTGTTGAAAGAGCTAAAGAGCATGATGTTTCATTTGAATACTACATGGCAGAGTTTATATGACAGATATTGAACGGTTAACTGTTGCATTAAATCAAGTAGAGAATTTATCATCTTTACTTGAAAATAATGAGTGGAAAACTTTTTTGTATCAACATTTGATCCCCCTCAAATATGAATTACAAAGACAACTTACCCTCTTGACTAATGTGAAAAACTGTCCTAGTATTAAAGAGTAATCAAAGTAAACTAATGAAAACCCTTTTTATTGTTGACCACTATATTCCTTTTCCACAGTCAGAATATGGTGGGATTTGGAATGTTCTTGCTGATACTGAAGAAGAATGTTTTGATCTGATTACAACAGATGAGATTGATGCTTATCCAGAATATTATAGTGTTTTAAGGGAAAATATTAGTAAATCATATAAATACAATGTTACATCCGAGACAGAATCAGGAATTGTCACTTCGTTCCTTACTTAAACTCATATGTCCAATTATTCAACAGAATCTCTTCTGATTGATCTTCAACGCACCATCAAACATCTTGAAGACAGTATAAAAGAGAAAAACAAAGAAATCGAAAATCTTAAGATTTTAGTATTCAAACTTCAAGAATCAATTGAAACCAGTTAAATAATGGAACTACAACTCCCTGATGATTTTTTACATGATGCACCTAGGGGATATTCATATTCGGTCAGTAAATTTAAAATCAATACGATGGCAATTTGGTTGAATGATCATAATGAATATGTTTATACAAAAGATCCTGTTAAAACTATCTGGGGTTTTGTTCGTTTCACAAAAAAAGGTTACAAGTATTATTCTCCTATCACTTCTAAAAGTATTGGCAAAGAAGTAGATATAGGAAAAACACGCCCATATACGGCAATGCAACCCAATTATAATCCTCTTGAACATGCATTATATTCCTAGACTAAACGATTATGTAAAATGGACTGATTCTCTTGGTAATATTTTGGAGGGTTGGGTATATTTTTATGATGAAGAATATATTAGTATTGAGATAGGAGTAAAAGATAAACCTCCATGCCAATACTCTAAAGAACATAGACACAAAAAGATTCATATTCTTGTTGTGTGTTATAATCAATTCTGGCATCAGTTAGAATACATTAAGAGTAGAGAATCTGAGTAATTATTGTTAGTAACCTCTAAAATGTTCTTGTAGTACACCAATCAATTAAAATTGTGGCAACTCCAATTGTAAAACAACTGTCAGATATCCGTGATCAAGTCCGTAAACAGGATTTTAACTGGACACGCGACCAACGTGAGCGCTATACTACTCTTGTTAGTCAACGTCACGCTCAAATTAAACAGTGGAAAGAAGATGGTCGCGTCTGGGTAGGGCCTTCTAATGCTGGTAAGGATAAAGAACAAGACGTTCAAGCTATTAAATGATATTGTTAGTAACCTCCAAACTGTTTTTATAGTATAACCACTAATTTTTTGATGTTTACTCTTCGCCCTCATCAACAGCGTGGTGTTGATTCACTTGAGAAGAATGATAAGGGACAAATACTAATCCCAACAGGAGGCGGTAAAACCCTGATCGCCATCATGGATGCTAAGAAACAATTAGAGACTAAACCCTCTACTATTGTTGTTGTCTGTCCGCGAATTTTGTTAGCAGAGCAACTATGTAGTGAATTTATGGAGGTGATTGATCCTCATAATAGTGATCCATATTTGCATATTCTGCACGTTCATAGTGGTGAAACACACTATACTAGCACAACAAATGTTGATAAAATCAACGTGTATGCTAATTGTGCTCGCAATATGGGGGAGAATTGTATCATCTTCACCACATATCACTCCCTACATCGTGTACAGGAGGCTGATATTGAGGTGAATACCATTTACTTTGACGAGGCACATAATAGTGTTCAGCGTCATTTCTTTCCTGCTACAGAGTATTTCAGTAATGAGGCAGATCGTGCATACTTCTTCACTGCAACCCGTAAGACTTCGGTAATAGTGAATAAGCCAGGTATGAATGATCAAGAGGTATATGGTGATATCATTTGCCGTGTCTCTGCTCCTGAACTTGTTCAAGGAGGTTATATCATTCCGCCTCGTATTAAGGCCAAGACCTTTGATATCCAACAGACCAAACTAATCACCCCTGAGGTTGATTGTGGTAATGTATTAGAGACTATTGATGACACTGACACCAAGAAGATCCTGGTGTGTGTGAAGACCAGTCGTCAACTTATCAATCTGATGAGTCACACTGACTTCGCAACTCAGTTAACTGACCGTGGATATTCTTACCTCTATATCACGTCAAAAACCGGGGCAGTTATTGATGGTAAAAAGACAGATCGTGAGACATTTTTCAATACTTTGAATGCTTGGGGTAAAGACCCTAGTAAGAAGTTTGTTTGTCTTCATAGAAGTATTCTCAGTGAGGGTATTAATGTGAGCCAACTTGAGACTGTCATTTTCCTCCGTAATATGAGCACTATTGAAATGGTTCAAACAATAGGCAGAGTATTGAGACTCGGCGATGGCAAGTCCTTTGGTCTGTGTGTCGTACCAGTTTATTCTAAAGTTGGTATTGCAACAGAGAGAGCCCTTCAAAGTGTTGTTGATACTGTATTTGAAAGAGGTGAGTTGTTAGATAGTGTAACACGTAAATAATTATGGACATTAAAAGAGAACTGACTAATAGTTTATTACAGGCGTCATTGTGTAACACAAGAGAAGAAGCAAGAAATATTATCAGGAAGGCTGATCAGGCATCAATAAAGTTGTCAGGATTACCCTATGGATTCCCTATGAACATAAAAACAGATGAAACTAATTCAACACAAAAGTGATATCTTGGAACCTAGACCTAGAGAGTTGGGGTTTACTGTAGGTAAGAATATGGAGTATGGTGCTGTACCTTTAGCAGGTAGTAATACAAAGTTGGTTATCATTCACAATGGTGAAATCTTGAAGACATGTCGTAATCGAAATACTGCAATCGCCTTCATCAAAAAACATAGTAAAACTAAATAAGACATAGGATAAAGAATGAAGATGAAGACCTTTCAACAGTTTCAAGAAGAATCAGGCACAATAGGTAGTGTGAATGATTTTCAGGGAAAACAATTGAAAACTTTAGAAAAGGGCCTTGATAGGGTAAAAAATAGTATTCCTGGGTTGAAAGATAGTAAGGATATACAGGCAGATAGGGAAAATGATAGAGAAGAAAGAACAAAAGATATGAGAGAGAAAGATGCAGCATTAGCAGCACAGAGAGAATCGGATCGTAGAGAAGATAGAAGAAGAAAAGAAGAACTTCATCAGGCAAAGTTGGACAAACTTAAACAGACTAATGAAGTCTATGATCCTGAGGTACAAGGAAGGTCGCAGATTCGTAAGACTGGTGAAGGTGGAAGGGTAGGAAGAGATAGAAGAAAGAGCGAACCAGAACGACGCAGAATGAAGGCAGTTGGTGGTGGTGAAAGTAAACCA